CAGATTGGAGCTCTGCGGTTCGGAAACAGGGATTAGATATATCCCGCTTAGATCCTGACTTCGATGAGCGGGTAGCTGGGTTCCAGGAAGATTTGGAGTCTGCCAATTTAGACCGCCAGATCATCAACAATGAGCTCGAGCAAATTAGGATTCGGATTGCCTCGTTCGATGATTACAAGAACGGTGAACGCACAGATTTCGGGCTCCTGGGCACAACACCCAGGCAGACTGTCATGGAGGAAAATGGCTACGCATCTGACAGGGCTGTGTCGATGGATGCCTATCAGTTGGCGCTTTTGATTTCTGAGCTAGACCCCATCCTGACGCAACGCGGCAAATCAGCTTTGTATAGGCTGACTCAGACATCCATTAAAAACCAGGAAGGCCGGCAAACAAAAACTCTGGATCGACTTATCAGAGATGATGAGCACGGTGGCCTGCCTCGCGTAAGAAAAATGATCCGTGAAAAACTCCGCACGATGTTTGAGGACGGCAACTCAATCAACTTTGCGCCAGGCATATCCGGGCCAGAAAACCTTAACCGCCGGATGGACATTTTCGAGAAATACGACTTGCCTATTGGCAATTCGCTGTCAATTCTGCGCTATGGCCCACTCAAGCAGAGAGTGCTTGGTTATACGCCGGAGCAGGCTTCCGCATCGTTTAACTCTGCGAATCCTACACGGCCACCTAGCAACCCAGAGCGCGCTGCTTACACGCCCCGCCAGGATGAGTTAGCTAACGCGCTCTTTGAATATGGTCGGCTGCTTGATGAGGCGACTGAAAACGAAAAGCGAGTTGAGGACGCGCAAGAGCGAGTTGATTCGACTGCAAATCGCATGACTTCAGAGCGCATCGCGGCTAGACCTCCGCTGCCTGGAGATAAGTACATCCGACTGGCGGCGCAAAGGGCCTTCGCAACTGCGGCTGAAGAGGCCAAAGATTACCTGGTGGTTACCAGCTCAAACCGTCCAGGATTGCGGTGGGGTAGAGACTACACGGCAATCTATGACCAGAAGTGGCGCAAAGAGCTCGAGAAGGTTGCCGGCGCTAAAGCCGTTCCAGTGACGATACGCGGCAAGGTTGCGGATAAAGAGCTGGCAGTCATAGATCAAGCTATGGCCGCTCTGCAAATAAAGAAGGTAGAGAAAGCAGCCTACATGGAGGAGGACGGCTTTGAAGCCCGCATGGGCGGCATCAATGAATGGAGAGTCGACGTCGAGTACCCCAACATCGAGCTTGGACTCAATGCCGATAAGCTGCCTCGGAATGGTGTGCAGGACGGCATACCGACCAGAATGAGCGGCTCAATTCGTGTATTAGGCACTCGCGGAGTCGAGAACAGGCAGGATGCGATCAAGCAGGCCAAAATCGAGCTCCGCAACAGGCTTATGAATGAAATGGCCGTGGCCGGATGGGCTGTGCCGATCACTGAGCAGGCAGTCGAGAAACAGCGATCTGAAGGTATCTCCCTGTTCTTGAATGAGCCTAGCCAGTTCCAGAAAGAGAACGAGCGCATCCGCGAGAAGGATGTCACCCTGGTAGAGAGGGTGAAGAGAAAAGCCAGGCGTGAGCTCGCCCCTGGCGGTCTGCTGCCTAAAGCCGTATTCGACGAGAAGATCACCCGCGACAATCAACTAGCGTCCGTCGAATTCGATACGGTTTATTACGTCAAGCAGCTCGAGAAGGCAGTCAAGAGCACGATGGGCGGAAGCCTCGAGTCGCTGCCGGCGGATCAGCAAGCCAGGCTGAATGAGTCCCTGGCGGGCAGGCTGGATGACTCACTGCCGCAGCCGGTCAAAGAAGCCATCATCGGCATGAGAGAGAGCATTGATGGGCTGTCTAAGCAGTACATCAAGATTCTCGACCGCCAGGCAGGGGAGCTCCTAGCGACGTTCTCAGGGCCCCAGAGAGAGCTCCTGGACGCCTATATGAGAGCGTCTGAGGTAGACAATAAGCGCGAAGCTAATGCCATTCTCGACCAGGCAAAAGCGCAGTTCCAAGAGTCTGCTGCGGCAGAGGGAATGAGCACTGATTTGCGCCAGCCAATCAACGATATTCAGAAAGCAATATCTCAGCTCAGTCTGCTTAACGTCATTCGCTCCAACACCGGCAAGTATGTAAACCGATCGTACCGGGCGTTCGATGACGCTAACTGGTTCGAGAATGTGCCGGATAACGTGCTGAATGACGCCAGGAGATATCTGAGCAGTCGGATGGAAGAGTCCGGCATGGATTCTGATCGCATTGCTGAGCGCGTTGAAGTGGTGCTGAATGACATTCTCAAGGAGGGCACTGCCTACGGATCGATGGAGTCCTTCATCAAGGAGTCCAAGCTGGGTGCTAAAGACTTGTCGATCTTGCAGAAGCGGAAAGACATAGCGCCTGAGATTCGTGCGCTCCTGGGTGAGTACCAGGATCCCCGGGTCAACTACGCCAAGACCACAACCAAGATGGCGCGGCTGATTCATAACACCCGGTTCTTGGATAAGGTGAAAGAGATCGGGATGGGTAACTTCTTATTCACGGAAGATAACCGGCCACCCAATACCACCAGGATCGCAGTAGAAGGCAACAAGTCCCTAGAGCCGCTGAACGGCTTGTATGCACCTCGAGATGTAGCCCAGGCATTTTCCGATGTCGGCAAGGTGCGAGACTTCATTGGGATGCCGGAGGCGATCATTCGTCTGAACGGTGGCATTAAGTTCGGCAAGACCGTCCTGGCACCGACCACGCAGTTCAGAAACTTCATGTCTGCTGCCTTCTTCGCTATGGCGAACGGTCACTGGGATCTGACAAAGACGCAGAAATCGCTCTCGGTTATGCGCGAATACTTCACCCGTGATGGTAACGCCGGGAAGCTCGCGTATCTAAGAAGGCTGAAAGAGCTCGGCGTGGTTTATGACACACCCTTTGCCGGCGAGATGATGCGTCTGCTGGAAGAAACCAAGTTGTTCGATGGTGAGCGCGCAGAGATGGGTGCAGTCCAGGGCACAGTCAAAGACCTGGCAACGGTCGCGCAGCGGATGTACCAGTTCGGTGATGACTTCTGGAAGATCGTCGGCTACGAGAACGAAAAGGCGAACCTCTTGGGCACGGGCATGAGCGAAGCGGAGGCTGAAGTCGAGGCCGCAAACCGCATCCGCAATACCTATCCGACATATTCCCTGGTCGGTAATTTCGTGAACGCGCTGCGGAGATTCCCGCTCGCCGGCACGTTTGTTTCCTTCCCGGCTGAAATCATCCGCACTCAGTACAACATGATGAAGATCGCCGCGCAGGATATGCAGACTCCAGGCCGCAGGGCCCTGGGTGTCAAGCGGTTGACCGGGATGAGTATGGCTGCGGCTATGCCTTATGCCATTCAGTCCATCACTAAAGAGATGTTTGATGTCTCTGATGATGAGGAGGAGGCGATCCGTCTCATGTCTCCGTACTGGATGGAAAACTCCAACTTCCTATTTATGGGACGAAACGACAAAGGGCAGCTCGAGTACCTGGACGTTTCTTTTATGGATCCGTACAACTACTTCAAGCGTCCGATCAACGCGGTTCTGCGTGACCAGCCCTGGGAAGAAGAGTTTATTTCTGCGGCGAAGGACATGGTTCGACCATTTTTCGGATCGGACATTCTTGCCACAGCATTGTTTGAGGTGGCCAAAAACGAGAAGGCAACTGGTGGGGCAATCTACAACGATAGCGACACTGCCGCACAGCAAGCTGCGGATATGGCTGCTCATGTTTCTAAGGCAGTGGAACCAGGGATCATTGGTAACGCCCGGAGAATCTATAAGGCTGTAGAGGCCCCGGTCACTCCATACGGGAAGGTCTACACCCTCGAGGACGAGGCGGCTGCTTTCTTTGGATTCCGCACCACCACATTCGATCCCAAGACTGCGTTGCGATTCCGCTCGATAGATATCAAGGAGCGCCGCAATGAAGCCAGCGCGCAACTTAAAGCTGTGCTGAGGGATCCAAACCTAGCTGGAGAAGAAGGTATACGGGAGGCTGTTGAACGCTCCCTGGCGATGCGACAAAGGACATTCGACGAGGCGCTGCGGCTGATTTCCGCATCCAGGTCTGCAGGGCTTAGCGACTTGCAGATTATGGAAACGCTCAAAGCTGCCAATTTTGGGAAGCTCGACATGGGTTACCTCATGCAAGGCCAGGTTCCACCGATGATGCTAAGCGCTGCATCTGTCAGGAATGAGTACCTGGGCGCTCTCAGGGTTCTTGGCCCGGAGAAAGCGCAACAAATCCTCGAGAGGTATGGAATCGCCTCTAACATTCTTTCCGAACAATTCGAGCAGTAATCATGGATCCTTTATCTATGCTCGCGATGGCTGGCACCGTCGTTAAGGGCATTGAAGGATTGGTTGCCAGGGGGGCTGAGATCGAGAAGGTGGCAGTCAAGCTGGGCCAGTGGTACACGCTGGCTTCTGACATAGCCCAGGCAGAGGAGGAGGCAGAAAACCCGCCATTGTTTAAGCAGTTATTTGGCGGGGAATCAGTAGAACAGGAGGCGCTAAACGCCACAATCGCTCGCCAAAAACTGAAAGAGCATGAGGCTTCTATCAGATCGATGATCTGCATGGTCTATGGCACTGAGGTTTACCGCGAGATGATGGCGATGCGGCGGGAGATCAAGGAGCGCCGGGAGCGGACACTATACAAACAACGAAAGCGCCGGCAGCTCCTGCTCGACTGCATTGCAGTGTTCCTGGGTATTTGCGTTAGCGGCTTTGTCATTTACTCCGTTTACTCGCTGATAACTTCGGTTTGAATATCAGACTTTCTCTGGCCGAGATGCAGATCGCGGCCCAGGTTGGCATACAGCGACAAATACAAAACCTGAAAAACGGAGCTGTCCCGGCGTATGGCGCTGGAAACAAAAATGATTGGCAGCTCCATATCGAAGGTGCCCTGGGGGAGATGGCGTTAGCCAAGCACCTGGGTATCTACTGGGACGGGAAAGGCACGATGCGGGCCCCGGACGTTGGCGATGTTGATGTCCGAACCAGGAGCAAGCACACATACGATTTGATTGTTCACGACCGTGATGATGACGGTCGCTTTATTTATCTGCTGACCGGCGGCAACGGGGAATACCGTTTCCACGGAGGCATTTACGCTCGAGACGCTAAGCATGAACGGTACTGGAAAGATCCAGCAGGCGGCAGGCCAGCCTACTTCGTCCCGCAATCCCACTTACAGAATCCATCAACCCAACGAGGTAATCGATATGACGTTCATTAAATCCATCGGAAAGGAGTGCAAATCTAGGATGCTGCACCTTACAGAAGCAGAAGCCGGCTTGTTCTTCATCGGCGCAGTTCTGTTCAATGTAATTCTGATCGCCCTCCTGGCCTTCGCAGCAGGCTGATGCGGCACTGCTATATCTGCAACAAGGCGGGCGTACCGATCGAGGACGCCCTCTGTGGTGAGTGCAGAGCCACCAGAAAAAAGTGGTCGTTCGTTAGTTGGGCGACCAAAATATTTGGTTGCTCAATGGTTGGGCGACCAAATTACGGTGTCAGGAAGTGACCCCAATGCTGACACTGCTGTAAGACCTTGCCCGCCTTTTTTGCCCGCCTTTTATATCCTCGTACAGCTCTAACGAGCCTGTAATCGCCCTCCCGGGCCGCAGTTATAGGCTATACGAGGATCTACGAAACTTTCCAATACGGGTTCGAGACCCGTCAGCCACCCCATTTTTATCCATCGTAATCAATAAGTTACGATCGGCCTCTTTATTTTACCCGCCTTTTACCCGCCTTTTGCCACATTTCTGCGTGTCTGCCGGCAGCTTCTAGGGGTCTGCCGGCACATACTAGGTCTGGGGTAGTCCAGCGGTTTTCGTCGAAATCGCACCACCCATACTATTAGTGTGCAAAACTTAGGCGCAAAAACGCAATAACACAAATTAAAACAGTGGCTTACAGCGTTTTTTGGGGTTGTAAATTTTGGTCACGGGTTATTTTGAGCTCCGGGATTTCCGGGATTTCCGGAGGTTTCGGAGGTTTATTGACTTACGAAAAACGACGATAAGGACGTTAAGCCCTATCAGGGGTGATGTGTGCTACCGCAGGAGTGCCCCAGGGAAAACCGCAGGAGTAGCCAGAAACCTAGCAACCACGCGGGTTACAGCGCGACAAAACCGCAGTAGTAACCGCAGGAGTGAATGAGGGACAAACGCACTATTTACCCAGGCTAGATGCTGTTGAGTAGGTTGACCTGATCTCGATCCTTCACACCTGAGATCCAGTCGGCGTAGGTGTTGAGAAACATCTCTGTGGTGTGACCGAGCTGCTTGGCCGCAAATGCGGGCTCGACCCCGGCCATGAGCATTTCAGATGCCCTGGTGTGCCGGCAGATGTAGGGGCGGCGGTAGGTCATCCGGCACTTCTTGAGCGTGGCAGTCCAGTCGGCCAGATATTTTTTCGTCTCCCGGCGTTGGTTGCCGTTCTGATCGAGGAAGATCGCACCCCCGGCAAATCGTCTAGGGTGGTTGGAGAGCAGGGTGACCATTTCCTGATTGATAAACACTTGTCGCACTTTGTGGATCTTGGTGTCGGTGATCTCCCTGCGAACCATCGCGCGCTCGACCAGGATCGTATCCCCGGATATGTCCTCCCATCTCAGCGCCAGAATCTCCCCGGTTCTCATGCCTGTCTCGAACGCCAGTTTGTAAAACAGCCAGGAGTCACCCTCTAGCCTGCCTAAAATTTTCGCCTTTTCTGAGGGCGTGAAACGCTGGATCGCGGGCTTCTGGTGGCGCTTGATGCTGACGGCATCCACCGGGTTCGATGAAATCAGCTCTTCCTCGAGGCCCAGCTTGAACACCAGGCGGAGAGGGATCAGAGCGTTCTTCTTGGTTTTCTGGGATACGTTGTGTGACGCCAGGATCTCTCTGATATGAGATGGCCGGATCGTATACACCGGCTTGGTGGCCAGTGTCGGCATCCAGTATTGGTTAAGGATCTGCTTGTAGCTGTACCCGGTCGAAGGCTTTACGTCAGTCTGATCGAGGAACGCCTGAGCGAGATTGCCGAAGGGCAGGGTGGAGTCGTACCGGCGCTCTCCGTGGGTGAGCTGCCTTACCCATTCCTCCCGGGCGGCGATCGCTTTTCGTAGGCCAGCGTCAGAGTTGGCGTAGCGAAAGCTCTTGTAGTGCCGCTGCCCATGTATTGTGACCTGGCACTCCCACGCTCCTCGTCGCCATCGTAAGCCTTTAGCCATGCAGTCAGCTCCTCTTGGTCAACGATCGTGGTTCTGCCCACAACATAGTAGTGCCTGCCTTTCGTCAGCTTGCGCTTCCAGTTTTTAAACGTAGTGCGCGGAATCCCAGTATCTTCACACCACTTGTCCAGTGCGATCAAGTTAGCCATCGTCCTGTACCTTTTTCTCTCTGCCGATCGCGGGATCCCAGTTGCGGCAAAAACTGCAATACCAGCCGATCCTGACGCCTTCCGGCTTATCGCTGCGGGCATACGAAATCACTTCGACTGCAACCTTCCCGCATGAAGGACAGTCTTTGGTTTGCATATTGTCACTCATTGATTTTTTCAAAGGTTGTGGGCAAGCCAAAGCCCTCAGTCTCGAGGGCAATGGCTGCTTGGATTAAATCGACGGGATCCACCTTGATAAATTCCGGCGGAGACTCATCCTCCGCGGCATGAACCATGTGGTGCTCGATCAAAACGTTGGCCCAACGTATGACATCCGCCCGGGTTTTAATCACTGGACGCCTCTACGGTGACGGCCCTGGAAAGATGCCAGTGCGCCTTTTCAATATCCTGCCAGCCGTTTTTCTTGTGGGCCCGGAGCAGATACTGAACGGCGGTCAGGATGTGAAAGCCCTCTGTTCCGTTGTAATGCGGGCCCATCTCTTCGAGGATATGAACCACCTCAGTACCAGCGATGTGGTAGTGAGGCGGGTTATTCACCATGTCCGGGTCGCCATCGAGCTCCTGGTGCGCTTTCTCGATCGCTCTGTCTAGCTTGCGGCGGTTGTCATCCATGCGCTTAGCAATGCTGATGTCGGCTATGTGCTCCATGATTGCCTCCTAGAACGGGATATCTTCGTCTGCGAACGCTGAGCCCTGGCTGGGTTCTGAGTCGCTAGAGCTGGAGCCCTTGGAATCAAGGAACTGAAAGTTTTTAACCTTGATGTCTGTGAAGTAACCGCCCTGGTCAGACTTACGCTTGTCGATTGATCCCTCGACGTAGAGCTTTGATCCTTTCTTGGCGTACTCGGCAACGATGTCGGCCTGCTGATTCCAAAAAACTAAGTCGTGCCAGGTTGTTTTCTCTTGGCGCTCACCGTTTTTATCCTTCCAGCGCTCTGTCGTTGCGAGGCTGACGTTGGCTACCCGGGCTCCACTGGGGAGCTCTTTCACCTCTGGGTCGCTGCCCAGGTTGCCTATCAGAATTGCAGTATTAACGGTCATTTCATTCTCCTTACTTGAACACTGTCCTCGCCATGAACCCGGTACTTTTCCAGATCGATGTGCGGGGCTTCGGTTTTAAATGCTTTTTCCCAACAGATAGAGCTGCGGCCTTTGATGGGGATGATTTGCCACTCTCGGCCCTGCACCTTCTGCCTTGCGTGTGCGTTGACTTCGTGCCAGTGCAGCATTTCCTGCTTGATCGCTTCGTCCTGCTTTTTCAGATCGAGCATCTGATCTGCGATCAGGCTCCGGCGATTCTCTAGGGACTGGAAGTCCTCGAGCTCACTGGCATCAATCGGGGGTAGGTAATTCTCGACGTCTCTGGCGAACTGCATCCAGGCGTCGATCAGCTTCGCTCTGCGCTCTGGCTTCGATGTGTACCAAGCCATGTGCATATTCTCGGCAGTGCCGTCAGAGCAGCACATGATTGCCCTCTCCGCACCGGAGACTAAGAGCTGGTGCTCCAGTTGCCAGTAGTGCGTATCTGGAACCATTCCGGCATCGAGTGCCGCAATCAACTTTTTGTTCGCGAGCTTGTGCTCCCAGATCAGCTTGCCGTCCCAGGTGATCCCGTCGAATGACGCCGACAGCTTGACTGCCAGCGTGTCACGCACTTCTTCCGGCTGATCCTCTGGGAACTCGGCGGGTTCTACTACTCCGCAGCGGGGCAGTAGGAAGCTCTCACCCTTATTCCAAGGGATGTAAAACGAACTATTCTCCGGCTCCATTTGCGCCAGATACTGCTCAACGATCGGCCGGGCATCGGCTTCAGCCTTGTGTCCTTTATCGAAAAGCGCCAAGGTGAATTCATCGAATTGCTCTTTCTCCCCGGTTGCCTTTTCCCGCAATAACTTCTCGCGGTCAGCGCTGGAGCCCATCAGCTTATTGGCGTCAGAGGCCCCCCAGTGCTCGTCACGCCAATTTTCCCACTCGGGGGTGCCCTGGTCTAAGTCAACGTAGATCATGCGGCCTCCCCGGTATCAGGAACTGCGTCCTCGAGGATCTTCATTTGATCCGGGGTAGCGACCAATCCCTTTGACTTGAGGAGCTGGATCGCTCCCGCAATCGGATCCCCGGCGGCAATCTTCTTCGCCAGGGCATCAATGGTTTTTTGCTCCGGGGCTTTTGGTGGCTCGGGCTCGGCTTTGATCTCCAGCTTTGCTGCCTTGGCCGGAGTCTTGGTCTTGCCTTTTGACTTCGGCCCGTCAGCGTCCTCATCTTCGCTGATAAACGCCTGCATGGCGGTCTGGCCGTCATCATCCAGATCGTGCTCGATTCCCAGCATGGCCAGCAATCCATAGCGCTTTGCGTATGTAGTCAAACCGCCAATGGTTTGAGGCGTAGGCTTGTCACCAAACTGCATAGGTGCGCTGTCGGTGAACATGGTCTGACCAGATTCATGGATCAGCGTAGTCCTGACGCGCATATGGGCAGCGGTGCATTTGACCGTTTGGGTAAAGGTTAAACCGTGCTCGACCAGGATCGGATTGACTAAGGCAACGATCGCCTCGAGCTTTGCGTACTTGCCTCGAGCCGCCTGGCTGTCTCGGTGTGGGTTTCGCAGTTTACTGCGGGCCTGCACAAATGCTTTGCAGATGAGATCGTTCTGGTCACTGAACATAATCAGCCTCCTCTCGAGCGCGCAGAGCATCGAGCTGCTGGCTGTAGACGTAGGCAAATTCATAGCCCAGGTGGTAATACTCCGGGATGCCTTTGGGTGTGCGGAAGTCGTAGCGGTGGGGCTTGCAATTCATCTCATCGAAGAAGCCGGTGAACCAGGCGACGGTCGCCTTCTTGGTGTCTGGCGCGCCCATGCAAGCTAAGACGCAGTGGTGGTGGACTTCGGGGGTGACGATCTCAGCGCCCCGGACTTGTGATACCTCAATAGTTTCGCGGGCAACGGAAGCGGCCCTGGTTATTGCTGTTGCGGACATGATTTCTCCTTAACGCCGGCCTTTGGTGGCGGGCTATGAGTGAAATCTAGTCCAAAAAAGATAAGCAATCAAGGAATTTATTGGATCATATTATTTTCTATCATAAAGATTGAATTTTAATTTGGCAAAAACCTCAATATGAATTAAGGTAATTCGTCGATCGTGACCTATCTATTGGGGGCTAGGTATGGGGCAGGCAGCCGTAAGACTGGAGGCTTCTATGCGCGAAGTAGAATTGAACAGCAAGATCTTATTGGAAAACTTGCAAGTATTAGAGGAGGCCGGGCGAGTCTCCGACCTCGTTATAGTCAGTCGCTTCGTTGATTCCTTACTAGCGCATCAACCATCTTCTCAACAGCCTGACGCCCCTCGGCATCAAGACCGGCAATCTTCTGCATGATTGTGTCGGTTTTGGCGTGATCTTGATCTAGCCAGCCTGCCTCGAGGTTCAGAGCGGCCTCGATCTTTCTAGCAAGCCTATCGCCCATATTCCTGCGGGATTCTCCTGCATGAAATAGACGGGCTATCTGCATATGGGTGACGCCAACTGCGTTGGCCATGCGGTTTTTAACGCCTTGAAATCTTGTGTCTAACAAATACCGGCAGTTTTCTCTGCGGATATCAGCAGCAGTTCTCACGCTGAGCTCCTTTCCTGGGGAACATGAGTGGTGGTCTTACCTGGTGGCTGTCTGGGGTATTTTTATTTCCCCGTCACCACGGAATCCAGAATTGAAAACTAGGCTGCGCGTGGTCTCTTCCCATGTCCATACATTACACATTAATGGATGGAAAATAAACGAATTTGACAAAATTTTGTTTGGTTGTCACTTATCGCAGGCCAACTAACCTCCTGCTGATCCAAAAAAAGTTGCAAGTCAGTCCATAATGGATATATCTTTGCCGCAGGAGGGTAAATATGAAAAACATTCTGGGGTATTTCGACCGCGTTAAGGAAAGGAAAAGCAGCAGGGGATTCCGGGAGTGGGACGCAATGTGCCCAGCGCATGACAGCTCGAGCCGAACGCGCAAGCTGGTAATCACTGAGAAGCCGGACGGCTATGTTTTTTACTGTCGCAGCGGCTGTAGTCACCGAGAAATCCTTTGGGCTGCTGGCCTAAATTGGCGCGATATTAAGACTGAATCAGGCGTATCCGCAAGGATCCCGAAGTTCGACACATATCACCAGGCACTGATCTTGATTGCCGAGGCAGAAGTGAAGAAGGGCAAGGTGCTCAGCTCTGGGGATCGAGCACTTTACCGGGATGCGATCAGGCGTAGAGCCGGGGCAAGTGCGTGAAGTGGCTCAAGTTGTACGTCGATATCGCACAGAATCCTCGCATCAAGCTCCTGGCTTTCGAGGATCGCTGGCATTACATCTCGCTCCTCTGCGCTAAAGCGGAGGGATATCTCGATGAGCGGCCAGAGCTCCGCGATCGAATGGTCAGTGTTCACCTGGGCCTCACTCCGACCGAGCTCGAGAACGTCAAGGATCGACTGGTCGATGTCGGTTTAATCAGTGACCAGTGGCAAATCTATAACTGGGACGAGAAGCAATCCAAGGATGCGACCGGCGCAGCCAGGAAGCGGAGACAACGTGCCCGGGAGAAAGCCGAAAAAGAAGCGTCCCTTACTAATAAGAATATAGAAGTAGTAGAGAAGGAAAATGTGACAGTCACGCGACCGTCACGGGACAGTCACGGGACAACAACCACTAAGCGCTCTAAAACCTTTGTTCCACCTACGATTAGCGAGGTTCGGGAGTACATCAAAGAGAAGGGTTACACCTTCGACCCGGATCGCTTTGTCAGCTACTACGGCGCGAATGGCTGGATGGTGGGCAAGAACAAGATGAAGTGCTGGAAATCTGCCTGTACCAACTGGCAGTCCCGGGAGCCGGCAAAGGCTTCATTGGGCCCGGCTACAGATGCGGGGGTAATCGCGGCATGACTCCCGACATAGACGATTTCAGAAACATCGATATCCAGTCTGAGCTGGCCGACATGGAAGCGCTCGATATGCGCCCGGCTGGCCAGCTCGCAGAGCGCACGATCGCTCGCCGGTCAGAGGTTGACGAGGGCATGGATCTGCCTTGGGCTAAGCTCCAGGGGCACCTGACACTCAGGAAACGTGAGCTGGTGCTATTGGGTGGTTTCACTGGTCACTTTAAGACCACTATTACCAGCCAGATCGGGGCCTACGCTATGCGCTCTGGCCACAAGGTTGGCGTGTGCAGTCTTGAGCTCAATGCAGAGGACATCATCGAGCAGTTCGCAGAGATCAGCGCGACTGTATCCCGGCCTTCAGAGGGATATCTGAAACGCTGGTGCGATTGGGCCGACGATAAGCTAGTGATCTACGACCGACTGGATTCGATCAAGCCGCATGACGCCATCCGTATGGCGATCAAGTTTGCTCAGCTCGGGTGCCGGCTCATTATCCTGGATTGCTTGATGATGATGGGCGTGTGTGACGATCTGGAGCGGGAGCGGGAGTTTGTGCAGACCGTCAAGCGGGTCGCTGCAAAGTTCCAGGTCACGATCATTCTTGTACACCACATGAAGAAACCCCAGGGGCAAGAGGGCGAGCACGCCGCCCCCGGCAAGTACCAGTTCAACGGATCGAGTCACATCAGTAACACCCCGGATACCATCCTCGTCGCTTGGCACGATAAGCGGCAAGCAGCGCTCCGCGCGAAGGTCGAGGATATGGAGGTCGAAGATGAGAATTACGACTCCAGCAAGCGGGATATGCTCCTGAGTTGCGTCAAGCAGCGCAATGGCAAATACGAAGGCGCGATATCTCTCTGGCAGACCAAGGGGAGTAGGGCGTTTGTCGATAGGGCTGACCGCAAGATCAAGGCGTTCGATCCCCCGGCTAATCTCAGGGTAGTGAGCGATGTCTGAGGGGTTCTTTATCGATCGCAAGGGCCAGATCGAGCACCTGATTAAACGGGTCACTGAGATCGTAGAGGGCGGCAATGTCGTGTCTCTGTCGATGCTGATCGGGCGCACCAGGTCGAGCCGTCAGCGAGCGGCCCTCGAGGTCTGGTGTCGCACAGTCGCTGATCTGTTTAACGAGTCAGGCATCACCAGGTCGATCCACTCTTCGATATTCCGGGATGGTGAGATGGAGTGCCCGTGGAGCCAGGCGTCCGTCAAGGATGAGATA